TGGAGAAGTGCAACACACAGGTGTTGTTCCTTTCCTTAAAAAGTTTGAATCGACTGTCAGATGCTGTACACAGAATGGAATTCGAGGTGGCTCAGCGACTGTCCACTTCCCAATCTGGCACCAAGAAATAGAAGACATTCTTGTTCTTAAGAACAATAAGGGAACTGAAGATAACAGGGTGAGGAAACTTGACTACTCCATCCAACTCTCCAAACTTTTTTATGAACGCTTTATCCAGAATAAGGAGATCACCCTATTTTCCCCACATAGTGTTCCTGGTTTGTATGAGAGTTTTGGCACCCCTGGGTTTGATGATCTATACTGTAAGTATGAGTCAGATGAATCAATCCCCAAGTCCACCATTGGAGCACAGGAACTCATCCTCAACCTACTGAAGGAGAGGGCAGAGACTGGTCGTATCTACATCATGAATATTGACCATTGTAATTCTCACTCTTCCTTCAAAGACAAAGTAGAGATGAGTAATCTGTGTCAGGAAATTACACTTCCTACATATCCTCTTCAGCATATTGATGATCATACAGGTGAGATTGCTCTGTGTATTCTTTCTGCTATCAATGTGGGTAAGGTCAGGTCTGATGAAGAATTAGAAGACTTGTGTGATCTGGCAGTTAGAGGTCTTGAGGAACTGATTGACTATCAAGAGTATCCTGTAACTGCTGCTGAAGTTGCCACAAAGGCACGTAGGTCCCTTGGTATTGGGTTCATTGGTCTTGCACATTACCTTGCCAAACTTGGTCACTCTTATGGGTCTCAAGAGGCATGGGATGCTGTTCATGGACTGTCTGAGTCCTTCCAGTATTACCTGCTGAAGTCCTCAAACAAACTTGCACAGGAGAAAGGACATTGTGAATACTTTGGTAGAACAAAGTATGCTGATGGTATTCTTCCTATTGATACATATAAGAAGGATGTAGATGAAATCACATCAGAGGAGTTAGCACATGATTGGGAGTCTCTTAGAGCATCTATCAATCAATACGGTCTCAGGCACTCAACACTGTCCGCACAAATGCCATCAGAGAGCAGTTCCGTTGTGTCAAATGCAACCAATGGAATTGAACCCCCAAGAGACTTCTTGTCCATTAAGAAATCCAAGAAGGGGCCTCTTAAGCAGATTGTTCCCTCCTATACCACTTTGAAAAATAACTACACACTGTTGTGGGAGATGCCTGACAACACTGGGTACATAAATGTGGTGTCTGTGATGCAAAAATTCTTTGATCAAGCCATATCTGGTAACTGGTCATACAATCCAGAGAACTACCCCAATAATGAGGTCCCAGTTTCTCAAATGGCAAATGATCTGTTGACTACATATAAGTATGGTTGGAAGACATCATACTATCAGAATACTCATGACATGAAGTCTGATGAGATTGAGGAAGAAAAGTCTTCAAATTTAAGTAACCTTTTAGCAGAACTAGAACAAGTAGAGGAGGGAGAGTGTGAATCCTGTGCAGTTTAAGGTAGGTTCAGTGAACAATACACTTAGTGATAAGAAAGTAAAGGGGATGACTGTTTTCAACAGCACCCCTCATGATACCAAGAAGCAACCAATGTTCTTTGGTGCGCCACTTGGTGTACAAAGATATGATTCCTATAAGTATCCTATCTTTGAGAAACTTACAACTCAACAATTAGGATATTTTTGGAGACCAGA